AACCGCGCCTATCTACTACATTGTTGGCCGTGACTTTGTTCTCTGTAGCCCCAGCAAGATCAATACCGCGTCCGCAATCATAGATGTCGTTCCCGGTAATGGTAATGTTCGCCGCTTGTGAGATAATACCTTTACCAAAGAGTACAATATGGTTCGATTTAATAGAAACATTGTCGGCCACGCATTGTATCGCATTGTTGTCTTGTCGGTCATTCCTGTCGTTGGTTATCATGTTCCCGACGATAAGAGTCCCGCCATCTTCGGAAACCTTTATCCCGCCTTCGGTTTCTGAAATGTGATTACCCGATATTACTATTTCAGGTTGCTCCTCGGCAGAGAAGGCATTCAACTCTATACCGACACCATACCATGCGTTAATCTTGTTGTTATTGACAAGGGAGCGCACACCACACCGATTGAAATAAATAGCGTTAGTGTTTGCGGGGATCGAATCAACCATATTAGTCCCACGCCCCTCTTGCATATCGTTTCCGATAACTCGAATGTCGTTGACGATATCGCCCCAAATCCCGTACACACAGTTTGACCCGAACTGATTCCCCGATATCTCAAACACATTTGCAGATGTGAGTTTCACCCCGTATTCGGTGCGCGAGAATACACAATCCTTGATCGAGAAATTGGTCGCATTCGTGATCGATATTCCAGCGATAGATTGCTTCACCCCGTCAAGGCTCATACCGTCGAAAGTCACACCACGAATAGTGAAACGCGCAATCTGTTCATCCCCGCCGCCGAAATCAAATAGTGCTGACCCTACAAAAGCATTCGACGGCCTTATAGTAGCGGTTCCATAGTAGCCGTACACCCCGACAATATCTAGGTTCTGTTGAACGATATCAGGAACTGTCACTGGAATCGAAATAAAGTGGAACCCGCTGATTTCTACGCGGCCCCCGGTTTCTCCCGGCAGAGATGATATCGCAAGCGTAATCGCCTGAGAATTGAGCAAGGCAACCGCCTCATCGTTATCACTCTCTACCGTCTGACAAACCGCACCGAACCACTCAGGGCGAGTATGAGATACCGCCCCGTCATTGAAGAACACGGTAAGATCAGAATCGAAAATTCGATGCCGTGGATCAGCCGACATTTTATTAATTGTCAGCGTACCGTTACTGATTATTGCCTCATTGATAATCTGTATTACATCACAACTTGCAGGAATTGCGGTAGATACCCCGCTTAGATCGCAATCAATATCGATTGTAAGGCTTTTTTCAGACGACCCGATAAATGTAAGGGCTTCGGCAAGCGTTCCGTGATCAGACACATACACATCGGCATTATATCTGCGGTCTAGCGTGGTATGCTTCTTTACTCCGATATTGGCTAGGCCAAAATGATCTATCTGTGACGATGTCGCGCTGTTGTTTGTCGGAAGAGTCGGGTTGTCGTTGTCTGTTGGGTCTACCGTATACTCGGCAGATGGCCCGTGAGTGTGCCGCTTCATAAACTCGTAAATGTGAGCGAACCAATCATCCCAAGCGCGAGAGAATAGCCCAGCAATCCCGGCGAATCCGGTTTTATGAGGTGCTGGATTAAGTCTCGGTTCTGACACTAGTCACCCGCTTCTACATCGATGGTTGCCCCGGTAATGATCCACTTTACCGGATCGGATACCGCCAACTTAAACACTCGGTCACGGCTTGATCCTAATCTATTCCAATCCATGATCGTCTTGTATTTACCGATTCGCCCCGGAGAACTATACCGCTCGTTGCTCCATGTCATACCACCGTCATCACTCATCTGAAGCATTGCCGTAGGGTCTTCTCCCTGCCCATCGTTCAAGCCGACACCACGCTCACAATCAATTTCAAACCGCTTGAAGAACAACCGCTTCCGGTCTTGATGAATATGCCCACCGGTACGCTCACGCCTAATCTCATCACCGTTATCGGTGTAATAGTCGAGGTCGAGTTCGTATATCTTGGGGTCACGAGCGGATGCCGCCATAATCTTCCCATTGAAAAATGCGGTGTCGATCACATCCCAATAGGCAAAAAGCGCATCATCACTATTCCACTTCGCCCTTTCATGCCATAATCCGGTAGAGACATCGTAAACCAGCGTTTTATTCCCGCGCACGAAGTTAAGCACAAAGAACGAATGACCCTCTTGTGAATAGCAGAAGCCTCTAGCATCATCCGTATAGGACAGGCGGCTGATGGTGTTCTCAATGGCGTGGGTGCTTATTCTCACCGGCTGGTATCCTGTTGCCATCCATACGATACCCTGACCACCGAAGTTAGACCCTAGCCAAAACAGAGAATTGCCGTTAGTGGCCACGGAGTACCGCGCCGATGTGCCTACCTCAAACACACCCTGCTGTGAACGAGAGAAGATGTCGGCAGGATCGTCAACGGAGCCGCTGACATACCATACTTCCGTTGATTTCGTCCCGAATACCCATAATTGACCATTGAGTTTTGCAAGAGCCTGAATCGGGTCGGGAATGCTCTCTGCGGCATAGAACCAATCAGCGTTCCATGTCGTGCCGTCCTGAAAATCACTATTAGCGAACTGACCCGTGCCGATGCGCGGAACCACGAAAAACCCATTTACATTGACCACATGGGTGCCACCAACGAAGCCCGATACCGATATCTTCGTAAGCGTATTGGTAGTCAAATCGTAGATATATCCTTCGGAACCATCGACTAGGCATAGTTCCGTTTCGTTTTCAGCAATACCCACCACGCCGTAAGAAGTATCAAGATATCCACGGAGAGTGAACTGATAAAAAGTATCAATTTCATAGAGTTTTCGGCCCCAAATAGCAAAAAGCCTGTCTCCTGCGGTGCTGTATATTTTTCGGATCATGGTATCCTGATTTCTAGGCTCAATTCGTTCGTTTTCGGGTCACGATTTACGCCGTAATCATTATTTCCATACTGCAAATAGCCCTTCCCTCCGATAAATCTACTCATCTGTATATGTGCAAAGTATCCATGAGGGAAAAAGGCGATATCTTTCTCATATTTCGGTGACAGGAGCAATTTTTTCCACCATCCGAGCGAGGGGTCGTCACCCTTCGCGTAATCGCTCATCATCTCCTGAAAAAAATCCGTCCGTCCATTCACATAAAAGCACCAGTTATCAGGATTCCCGAACAAATCTTTTGCGAAATAGACCTTTCCACGCTCAAAAGGGAAATCCGGCCACCTTATCACCATCGCATCGATGTCTAACCACAACATCGTAGGGTTGAAACACGCCTCGTTAAACCGCACCACATTAGATACCCCTCTATAATCGTTACAACGCGATTTAAGGCGGGTATTCAGTATTAGGTGGTGAACATGAGGCGGGACGATTTTCCCCTTTACCTGAGCAATGCAAGCGTCATAAATGGGCGGTGCGCCGTCATTGTACTGTACGACAACCATCAGACCGCCGCTATTGATTCGTGGTACTCAAGTTTGAACCCTACAACAACCGCATAGGGAGTCGTAGACGAGCCTGACTTGTTCTGTAAATGCAACGCCCACTCACCGTCAACAGCCTCAACATAAAAGTTAACCTTGTCGGCGGTGTCTTTCGCCGTTCCAAGGCCAACGCTACCCGTCACGGGAACTACAAACACCCCCGAAGAGTCATACGCCACGGTGGCAAGCGTTTCAGTACCTGACGAACTCGCACCGATAACCGTGATCCATCCGGTGCCGATAAAAAACTTTCCACCAGTAGCGAGGATCAGCGTATAACCACCATCTGCTGACAGTTGCACCTGTTGGGCAATAGTGTAAATCTTGCCTACACTTGCCGCTGTGGTAGGACCGACATTGAAACTAATTTTATCGTCAGTTTCGGATACGACCTCAAGCAAGTCGGATGCATCTGAAATTCCAACGCCAAACTTACGCGAGGTGGTCTTGATGTTCACAAAACTAGTACTGCCATCTCCAATAATCAGATCGCCGCTGGTGTCATCAAGAGCGCCGGTAGTGGTAACGATGTTCTGCACCTTGATATTCTGATCCTTGGCGAGAAAACGCTGTACGGTTCCGCTCGCGTCTTTATACCCATACATCTTATACCCAAGGTCGGAGTCGGTAGTAGTTTCCGCTCCGCACTGTTTTTCGTCAAGGTTGGCAAGGTCTGCCGTCTGAATCCTGTAAATTACCTTGTCTTCAATCGTTGCCATAGTGCCACCTTATGGGGTGATTATTGTCTGATACTGCTCGCCTAAATTAATCTGCTCCTGATACGACGGAAACACGCCGCCGATCACCTCTTGCCAGTACACCGTTTCCGTCGAAGGATTAAGATCGACGACAAGCCGAAGGCCCGGGGTGCCTATCAGCGCAAGGCCGCTTTTCGACCCTTCGCCCGTAATCTCAGGGTAAAAATTGATCGTCGATTGCGTATCAATCGCATCCGAGCGGCCCCGATTTGTCCCGCCAATGAATGGGATCTGCATTAGAGATACATATCCGAGTTGATGTTATACACGCCCCGCACCGTACTTATCCCAGCGTCGAAACACATCTCTTCCTTCTCAACGCAATTCAACCGCTTGATATTCGCCTTCGACTCCATAGCCCTTGCAATAAGCGTAGGTTTCGGATCAATCAGGTACTCCGTTGCAAGTTCAAGAGCCAGGTTATACTTCAGAGCAGACTCATAACCTTCAGGAAGCGATATCGCCCCCGCAAGAGTCACCTGAGACAGTTTAACCGGGGTGACAATCGTCATCGTCATGTTGGCAGTAGGAACAGCCCATATCGTCACCGTACCGTAAGGATAATTCTCAATGTAAACGAACTCGCTGGGGATCGATGTCGTGACATTGGTCTTATAAGGCTTCATCTTGTACTCTTCATATGTCAACTGCTTCATTGGGTAATCAACCCCGCCGCTAGTCACATACGCCGAGTCAATCCGTACAGGCCGAGCCATGTTCCAAGTCTGACCGCTACCAATCGTGTAGTTCACAGTGTTCGCTGTGACATTGAAAGTATTGCTCTGCTGAGTGTACGGAATAAGCCCTTGAGTATTCCACTCGTCGATCATTTGATTGAGGCACCGGAGCGCGTCCGCACCTTCCGCACCTGACGGAGTGCCTTCGCCCTCGATAATCCCTATCATCCGTAACGCTTGCTTGATCAAATCAAGTCCGGTCATAGCGTCCCATCCGGTTTATTTTGTGCCGTTAGAAAATCGTGATAGTTACCATTCCACGCCTTAAGCCCGTAATGGTTGAATGTGACTCTAGGCTCTACCCAAATCTGAAGCCCCAAAGCGTCGCACTTTTTGCAGAACACCGCGTCTTCACCGTGGAACACTGTCCCCACATCCTGACTGCCGATATTGCGCTGGAAATACTTGGTTTCAAACAACGCCCTGCAATCTATTCCATTCCATTCAAAGCGGGAAAACTCATGCGCTTTGTACAGAAAATTGCATACTCTCTTCGTCAATCTCATAAATCCGGCAGGGATCATTGATGCACGGATGAGTCCTGTTTCCTTGTTCCCTATGGGCGTGCCGTCCGTGGCGCAATCTATCGCACACGGATAGTGTTCCCACTTGTTTTTGCAAGGGAATACGCCGCCGACAATATCAACGGGTGCGCTTATCAATCGGACGAATCCTTCAGCGTTCCATGACATATCAGAGTCGATAATGACCATATCGGTACAATCAGATTGCATGAATTTTCCGATAAGGACATTTTTAGCGTGATCGACATACGCGTCGCCACTATGCTCTATCCATTCAAAGCCAATGCCGCTCTCACGAAGCACCTTGGTTGTTTCAAGGAGGCTTGAAATGTATGGGGTGAATGCGCGGATTTCGTAGAATGCGGTGGCTATAGCGACTTTCATCGTATGGCCCCCACGCACTTCTCAATAAACCTGTCAACCATCGCCCCGCTTACAGCCTCTAGGTTATCGTATTCCTTGATCTTTTCGGGTATGGTGTCGATGGCTTCCTGAAGTCCGCTTACATCAAAGCACGCCCCGTTGCGATTTTCCAGCTCGTCAGGGTTGAAAAACGGTGTCTTAATCCACATAGTAGGGCAACCGCAGAACGCGGCCTCCATACTGCATCCGGTTTCCTCAAAGCAGATTATATATCGGCTTCGATTATACAGCGCGGCGAGAGTATGACGATCACCCGCGTGGATACTGTCAACGGATATGCAATGCTCTTCTACCTCTTTCGGAACTATCCAGCCTGAACTTTCAAACTTTCGGGAATGGTAGCATATATCAGTTCTGTCTACGCCGAGATTTTTGAATATCGACTTGTCAATAAACGGAAGCCATAGTCTGTCAGCAGTAACGCCATCAGGAAGGCAAAACGATTCCCAATAGAAGAAAATGTCATCTGATCCGAAAAATTTGTGCGTGGGTTTTCGGAGGAACCACCTAGCCACGACATCGCCTGAGTACTGATTGCCGTGCTGGCTCTCCGTATACACCGTTATGCGCGGACCGTTATTGTCACCTGACCACAAAGGAGTATTATACGCGGGATTGATGACACACGGCATCATGTACGCCTTGTATCCGCGCTCGTTTATCTCGTGACAAAGCCTGTGATAGACCCCCACCCCTACAGAGGCGGGGGTCCAATCGTAGGCCATGAAAAGAAAGTACGGCTTACGCACCAGCGATAAAGCCCTGCGCGACAGCCCACGCCCGGAGTTCGTTAACGAGCGTGACAACCGCATCAGCCTGTGCGGCAGTCGCGTAGCCGAACGGAGAGGTGCTGGTCGCGGCAGTGGTGGTAACAGCGGCCTGAGAGGCACCTGACCGCTGTGCGATAGGGGTCGCTCCGTAAAAACCGAATTTATCGCTGGAGGTGGTTCCGATAAGCGCGCCATCCGGGCGGCCATCGGTGAGAACCTGAACCCGGATATTGTCAATAGGTTCATTGGGGAAAGTTGCCATGATATAACTCCTGTGAAAATTGTGAATGTTTCGGTGGAAAGTGCGGGAGCCGAAGCCCCCGCGTTACTCAATCAACTTACTACACATTGCCCCACACGCGCACCATCTTGCGCGGGTCAAGCACCGTAACGCCATAATACGCGTCGAACCTTGTCACCATTGTATCGTCCGAGACGTTATAGTCGGTGATCATACGGAGGCTGATACCGTCCATCGTCTGACGGCCAGCGCTGTGGACTCCCTGCGGCACCACGAGGTCGGCGGTCGCGAGGCAGATCGCGTCCTTGTGCAGAACGAGGTTCTGACGATACGCTGTCGAAGCGGTTCCGATGAAGGTAACGGCCTTGTCGTTGACCGGGAACGCGCTGATATTCTGACGCGCTCCGGTGACGTACATCGGGAGAACGGTGAGATCAACTTCGTTCGACGCGGAGGTTGCATCGGCCTGAACGACGAACTGATACAGGGCCGAGTACGAAGTCTTGCTCTGCGGATTGACAGCGTATACATCGGCCACTGTGAAAACTTCGCCGGCCTTGATTGTCATCACGGCAGAAGAAAGCCCGTCAATGTGGATCGTGGTCGCGCCTTCCGTGGAAGGAAGCGGGGTGTCGATGAGGATCGTACCCGCACGGCTTCCGACCGTCAGCGACGAAATGTTCTGATCCATTGCGAAGTCAATGCCGTAGTTCGATTCGATCACGCCCCGCCGGAACGCGCCAGTGGCCGCACCATTCGGCTGATACTTTGCCGAGATGATGGTTGCGGTCTTCATATACGATTCCGGGTCAAGAAGCGCGGTGATTCTGCCATCGGAAGGGACATTCGCTTCGTGCAGTTTCTGCATCGCGGTGGCCCATGTGAGTTCCGAAGAGGGGACCGATCCAACCGACCCAACGCTCTGACCAGTACCGATTCCGGCGGCGGCACAGATGTCCGCGTCGATCTGAGCGGCAAGGCGAGTCGCGGCGGGCTTCAGATACCGATTGCTGAAATCGTCGATGTTCATCGTCAACTGCTCGCTGGTGAACGCCGGGAGGTCAACGCCCTTCTGCGTAGCGCAGTTGATCGTCACGCTTTCCTCAACGGTATCCTGAACATTGATCGCACGGCCCGAACGGACAAGAACCTCAATGGGCTTGCGAACCTGAAGCGAGGTTCCGGGTTTGCCCGACACGCCACCAGCGGCAAAGCGGGAATCATACTGCCGGTTGACGGCACGAATTGCATTGTTCTCCGTGGTGAGAAGCGCAAGCATCTCATTCAGGATAACGGTTGTGTTGATAAGAGTTGAAGCCATTTTGATTTTCCTTTACTTTATGTAGCCCCTTGCCCGAAGATAATCATCGCCGGACAATTTAGAGAGGTCTACTCGCGGCACCGCTCCGGCGGCCTGAGGAGGCCGAATAGGTGCTGGTGCGCTTGTTTTTGGTTTGTTTGGTTGCGGAGTTGCAACGCGATTCCTTGCGGCAAGTTCCTTACGAAGCGCGACGATTTCGCCCACGGCTTCCACCTCAGGCAGACGGAGAATGTCAGGGTTGTTCGTTGCGATTTCGTAAATGAGATCGGGTGCAATGTCCTTGTTGCGATACACGGCGGTGATAACGGAATTCGGGACATTAATATGCGCGATAGACTCGAACGCATCGTCAAAGTCCGCGTATTTCTTTCTCCCGGTTTCAACCGCTTCGTTTACCGCACCGCTTGCCTGATCCCTCTGCTTGCGTTCCTCAAGTTCACGCTCGCGCACCGCCATCTTCTCATTGACTTTGAAATCTGCTAGGGCTTCAATGTACTGTTCATCGTCCGCGAATTGATCCCGCACGGGCTTCTGATTAGGGTCGACAGGTCTTGATGCAGGATTCGCCTGAGCCTTCAACTGTTCCTGAAGAATCTCATTGCGGATTTTGAGTTCCAGCATCTGCCGCTGTCGTCGCTTCTCAAACCCTTCGCGGTTCTTTTTCGCCGCATCGTCTTGCTTCTCTACACCCTCGGCGGGTTTTGCTTCGGATGCCGCTTCTGCGGTCTCCGGTGCCGAATCGGTAGGCTCAACTGCTTTAGTCTCCTGTTCACTTCCAACAGGGTTAGCGGCGGTTTCGGGAGTCGATTCAACCTGTGCCTCCGTTGCCTTGACTTCATCTGTCAATGTACTCATTTACTCTTCTCCCATTGAAGGGGTGGCACTACCCTCGGAATTCGGTTCCGGTTCCGGGCCTTCGTCTTCATCTTCCATTTCGCCACTCATGGAGGATCGTATCGCTTGGGCTGTATCGGTGAGCGAGGTAAGCATTTTAGGATTAGATTGAATTGTCGCTACATCCTTCGCCGTTTGGCTCTTGATGAGTTCCTTTTCAATCTCTACCCGCCGATCTGCCTCTTTTGATTCTAATTCCGCTTGCATCTTGGCAATGACCGCCTCTAGTTGCGCTGTCTCCTGTTCCTTCGCTTGCATCGCTTGCTGGAGATTCGTAAGGTCTGCAATGATTGCGCGGATTTCGTCTTCCTTCATCGGCTCGCCGTCTGCGCTTTCGTCGGTGAATATATGCGGGGCTTTAGCCTGAAGGTCTGCGCGGAGACGCTTTGCAATCTCGTCCGCGCCCTGCCAGTCCATGTTCCGCGCCGCTAGGTCTGCGATAAGCGGGGCTTGCATAGGCAGGGCTTGCATGAACTGCGTCATACTCTCAGCGGCTTCAATTCGCTTTGTGGTGTAACTCGGCCCGACATCAACCACAATGTCGTATTTGTCGGTATTGATCGGGTTCTTAATTTCTTGTACGCCGGTCTCAGGATTGATATACGGGGAGTTGATGACAGCCTCCGCATCCTTCATGTCCTCACCGATGATACGGATCACACGCTCGGTATCGTAGATTTTCGGGATGAGTTGCACAATGATGCGGAAACAGTGTTGCATTCCACGAGTAAGATTGTCGATGAAGTGGAAAGTGCCGGTATCGCCTTCGCGCTGACGGGCGAGGATTGCGCGGCCTGAGGTCTCGTTTGACCGCGCACCGATAGACGCATCGAAGATTCCGGTCGTTTCCTTGATGTCGTCTTTCGCTTCGTTGATCGCGTTGACAATCGCGGTAGGAATCTGCACCTGTTGAGACCGCTGGGGCGCACCTACGGGCTGTCCGGCGATGGTGATCGGCTTGTACTCAAGGTACGGAGTGTTCCGCATATTAGCCGATTGCCATTCACGCTCGTGATTCTCAAACTGTCCCTCCGCTCCAATGAACGGGGCCTTGGGAGCAAGAGCGATCATCTCCGTTTCAAGAGATTTCCAATAGTTAAGCATCCGCTGTGCGTCTTTGGCGTTGCGGATCAGGGAAATGTAGTGCTTCTTACCCTTGACGATGATTTCTTTGCCAAGGATGGGAATTATCGGGATGTAACTGCCGATCCATTCCTTTTCATCAAGGACGGCCCCGGCTGTAATGAGATACCACCTGACGGTACGCACCTCGACATCCCGTGACCGCACGGCTTCAAAGCCCTGCGGCAGATATTCACCGACAGAACCGTCTGCGAACTCATAGATTTTCTTCGACTTGGTTTCAATCTTGAAATACTCGCAGAGAGTGACGGTATCTTTAGTTACCCATGAAGCATAAGAATTTTTGCACTGCCACGAGGCAGGGGTCTGATCCGGGCATTTGAGTTCGAATTCAGCACGCGCCATCTCGTAGGTGAGGAAGGCATATGTGGCGTCCGACCAGTCGGCTTTTTTGCAGATGTGGATCGGAAACCGCACCATAAGCGGGTCTTCGATGCGCTGGATTTTTATCTCTTGGTCGAAGGAATAGTCGTTGCAGTAGTCGGTAGCCACGCGCACATATCCAAGGCCGCAAGTGATAGCATGATCACACGCGGTGTCGAACGCGATTGACGATTCGGAGTTGTACTGGATGTGTCGGAGCGTTCCGTTGATTATCCGCGCCGTTTCCTTGTCGATATTCGAATCGACAGGTCGGGCTATCACGGACGGTCGATTCTGCCGCTGATCGTTGGCTACCTGATTAATCAGAGTTTGGAGTTTATTGATGGTCAGATTGGGGCGGCCCTTGCGCTCAGCAACTACATCGTCGGGCCACTGCGCCCCAGCCGCGAAGGCGATATCGTCCTCTGCCTCTTTGATCACATCCTTCATAGCGTCATCGGCTACATCGTAGCGTTCTAACGCCTCATGGACTATTGATAACTGTTTCGACTCGTCCATTTATCCACCTTTTTACTTCAATATATCAATGTTTTGTGATTCTTGCAACCAATATAATTAAATGTTAGTATTTTGGGGATAACTTTACGCCCCCATCCATCCGGTGGGCGCACCGCCGCCGTATGACTTGCGCTCGTATATTTTCTGTTCCCTCTCGATTTCGGGATCGGTCGGCGGCTTATATCTCCACTCTGACACCCCAGCACGCCATATGCGGAAAGCGTCTGAAAAGTCCTTCTCTCCGGTATCAGCCTCGCGCTCCGAATCCTCTTCGTAGCGGTGATTTTTGAGAGACCTGATAAGGTTGACACAATTGGGGTAAATCAGCACTGTAGGCTCGTTGTAGGTATTCAGATCAGCCACAGTGTTATACCGCATCTCGTCGATTAGTACGGCCCTCTGCGCGTCTATCATGCGTTCAGGAGGTAGCGTTAGAATTATGCCGCCGTTGTCAGGACGGGCGAATTCTTGGACGATCCCCGATGTGGATGTAGACCACGACCCGCCCCCGGCCCCCTTGGCGTACCGCGTATCGATATACCTCTGATGATGCGGGATGTGGTAATCCTTGCCGTCTGCGCCTCTCTGTACCTCTTTAGAGACTAATACACGCGCTATATCGGCGAGGGAGCCGGTAAAGTATGCCTTGTGCCTAAGATCGGCGTAATCCCCACCCATAACCTGACGGTTAGGCCACTCGTCATAGATGACTTTATAGTAGTCTTCAGGCCATCGCCCCCGATCATTACGCGGTACGATAGCACCGAAGATGATTGCAGGGTAGTACGCGCTGTGGGGGTCTATAGACGCGAAGGCGTTGCCCTTTGCGGCGATTAACGACAGGGGAACTAGTTTGGATCGGGCTACATGAATGTCGGGGTCAAAAGGCACCCAAACGCGCCCACCGGATCGGCGCGGTTTGCCTAGCCATATGTTTTCCCAAGTGGAGCGGTCGAGCCGCACCCTGTCGGCTTCCATCTCGCGCTTGAGCGTATCGGGGAAATACGGGTTGAGGTCGTAGTTGATGAGACGAACAACCGCGCCTTCAGGCGGGGATACTACCCACCGCTGATAGGTAGGATCGGACTCATATCCCGTGTTGAACGATACCCATATCTCAGAGGACTCTTTGCGGATTGTTGGCAGAAGAAGCGTATATGATTCTTCGGAGATAGACTCAGCCTCTTCTAGCCAGCAGATGTCTACGCCTTCTAGGGACTTTATCCTGTTCACATTGCGGAATAGCCCCTCGAAGATGAATTCCGACCCGTTGCGGCATAGGATGCTCGTTTCCGTGACCGTGAACAGTTTCGTCACGCCTAGCGTATCTATTACATCGCAGAGAAGTTTATGAACGGATTCGCGGATTGACTTTTGCACTTCGCGAGCGCAGAGGACGCGGGTCTTGCGTTGGATGGATCGGATAATCAGGGCGCGAGCGAACGAATGCGATTTGCCGCTCCCCCTACCGCCGAATGCTACTTTATAACGCGCCGGGGAGAAAAGAAAATCAAAACACTCAGGGATGTCGGCGTTGATTTGAGGCATTACTTCTTCTTGGATTTCCCGGCGGCAGAGTAGGCAATCGCCACGGCTTGCTTAACCGGACGGCCTGACCGGACTTCCTTTGCAATGTTCGCAGAGATAGTTGCTTTTGAAGAACCCTTTTTAAGCGGCATTCTGATCCTCCCCTACTTTGTCAATCATATCATGTATAGCCGCGCTGTATGCTAGTAGCGCGACCTGTCGCATCTGATATTCGTGTGCCGCTTTGCTGAACTCCAGCCGCATGAGTTTGGGATTCGCCTTGATGGCTTCGAAGCACCTTTCGAACTCTTTCACTGGCCCAACTCCGGCGAGATTGACGGAGCGGAAGGCGGTCGTGTGAAGCGCACATTGATTCCATCGGGGAAGGAGTGCGAGCTATCGACCTCTGTTTTATCTACCCATTTGTGATTGTTCTTAAGGGCGAAAATGAGGCCGTTACAGAAGGTTTCTTTGTCAACGAGTTTAGCCTCTTGATCGGCCTCGCACATTTCCCTAGCCCATTTTATCGGTTGGGAAAATTCTGTATCTTTATTATATAAGTCGTTGAAAGTTGTGCGATCTAGACCAAGGAAGCAACAGAGTTTTCCGATGGTGTAGGTTTTTTTGTTTTGGTCGCACTGAAGGAAAAATTTATTGCACGCGGCTTTGAATATTTCGGGTGAGGCGAAGTTTGGATTGGTTTCGGTTACGGGGTATCGCCCAGCGTTGGACATTGCGGTCTCTCCTGATTGGAGGGGTAATAACCTCGGCGATGGTTGCCGGTGATTAGAATATATCATTATGGCGCGGAGTTATCAACATTTTACCGAAATTACGCTAAAAACGCTATAAATTGACAGAAGGAAATAAAAAAAATACGAAATTATAAAAAAGTGCTTGCAATTCGTATGAGAAGGTGGTAAATTGATAATGCAAGGTCAAGGTAATCCAACATACAACAAGGGGTAGTTTTATGGGCGATGCACTAGAACGCTATATCGGCCCGATCCGCATCAGCCGCCGCACATGGGATCATCTCAGGCGCGAGGCTGACCGGCGGGGTATGACGATGGGGGGATACCTCCGGATGCTGGCAATCCGCGACGAGGAGGCCAACGATGTCCACGGCGATTGATGTTATCCTAGCCGCTGTCCGTGCGGACGGCACACCCGCGACGATTTTTTCGTGTACGGTCTGCCGTGACTCATATGCTCAGGCCGGAGTCGGGTTTCCCCCGTGCTACTATGTTACCACCGGAGCGGTCACCCCGGAGGAGTACCCTACGCTGTGCGTCCACGACGAGGAGCGAGCGGCGCGGTGGCGGCTGATCTATGAGCGCACCCCTCGCCCGGAGATCACGGAGGTGCCTGATGAGCGCGTATAGCCCCTACGATCCGTTGTGGGATGATGAGACGGAGGATGACATCCTCCACGCCGACAGAGCCGCTGTAGAGGAGATTAACGCGGCCCTAGACCGCGCAGAGGATCGTGGATGCCCTGAGTGGCGCGAACCCTAACACTATCACATCAACAGGAGGTCAAGACCATGCCTACACTCGTCCCTATCGTCCCCGCCCACGACCGCCGCGCCGCCGTGCGTGGTATGCTGGCTGAGTTGGCCCGTACGCTCAACCGTATCCCGTCCCCGCCGCCTCTTCCGGATCACGCGACCCGTAGCGACCTGATGAGCGGAGAGGCCATCCGGCGTGTTGTGGAGCGTGATGCGGACACTAGCAACCGCATATGGTACATGATGCACATCCTCAACGGGGGCCGCTAATGGCTGGCACCCTGATCAAAACAGCGGATACAGAGGACAACAGAACGATTGAGATGTACCGCCAGGGCAATGGGAGGTATAAGATTAAGGTCTATTGCCGCATTAAATTTGCAGAATTAAAATCTATCTCTTGTGAAAGCAAGGAGATAGCCGAAGGCGTTTTCAACGGGTATTTGTGATGTTTTTTTCTTGCCTTTGGTAGTTTAAAATATTATGTTGTTAGTGAATCTACCGATTCAAATTGATAAAATAGCCCGATAAAACCACGCTCCCAGCGTGGCCGCTCTCAGTTTCCGGTAGATTCGGGGAGCGGATCGGGCGTTTAAAAGTGGAAAAAATGGGAAAAGACCCTGCCTTTTTATTCTATCCTAGTGATTTTATAGTAGGAACAATGTTTTTCTCAGATGAAGAAGTTGGAAAATATATCCGTCTTTTGTGTGTCCAGCATCAACACAATGGCATATCCGCTGAAATTTTTTCGAAATGTAATTCGTTAATTGTTAGAGAAAAATTTGTATTGAGGGATGACGGTAAATACATAAACGAGAGGTTACAATCAGAAATTGAGAAAAGGCATAAATATTGTGAAAGCAGAAGGCAAAATAAGCAACATATGTTGAACATATCTTCATCATATGTTGAACATATGGAAAATGAAAATAGAAATGAAAATAGAAATAAATCTATTAGAAGAAGAAAGATAGATGCAAAACCAATAGAAGAAATTAAGATACCTGATCACCTATCTGAGATATGGCCCGATTTTATCGCCGTAAGAGCCGCTAAAAAGGCCGTAAACAGCCCTAGGGCTATCCGGAGTATCCTGAACGAACTAAACCGCCTTACAAGCGATCCTAGCACGCAAATAAAGATCATTGAGCAGAGTATTAGGTCTTCGTGGAAGGATGTGTATCCAATTAAGCCATTAAATTCAGGGGGTGTCCGTGGATCCGATGTTGACCATCATAGAGCAATTGAAGAAAAATATGGATACCTTAGCAAGTAATTCTGATTTTTATTGCCTATCATGCAAGTCTGAGGTGGGGCCAAAAACGAAGTTTTGCCCTCCTTGCGAAGGTAACCGCAAAAAATTTCTAGAAAAAAACGCATTCCGCTTGAGCGTGAGAAAAAATTTATTAGCGTGTTTGGCTAGATATGGTATAAAAAGACGCTTTTTAAATTGCTCGTTTGAAAATTATGAATCCAGTAAAAGATATCGTCAAATCATGGCAAATTTAGATACGAATGAAAATTTGTTTCTTTGGGGGTCTCCCGGCGGCGGGAAAACTCACCTTGCTTGTGCATATGCTCGTTTTATGGCATGGCACGGGATAGGATTTTATTTCATTTCGGTTCCTGATTTGTTGTTGGAGATAAGATCGTGTTTTTCTTCGGAATCGAAACAAAACGAGTCGGATTTAATTGGCGAATACCTAACGCCATCAATTTTAATTTTAGATGACATGGGAACCGAAAAAATCACGGAGTGGTCATTACAAACACTTTACCTGATAATAGACGGAAGGTATGCCGATAATAAGCAAACAGTTTTCACATCAAACTTAACGCTATCAGAGATAGCAAAAACATACGGTGACCGAATCGCGTCTAGAATAGGCAGTGGAGTATGCTTAAAAATCGACGGAAACGACCATCGAATTAAAAGGGTGAAATAGTTGTGATCCACAAAGAGCAGATATTCCCTGTCATACTGATAATCCTAGATATCGCCGCCGCTGTAATGTACATACCGTGCGGAGATGTGCGTAAGGTTATATACTGGCTAGCGGCGGCAACCTTAACGATGGTGGTAACATGGTAGAACCGAATACTTTTATCTGCAATAATAGTCTAGAGTTTTTGAAAAAACTAGATGACAAATGTATTGATTTATGCTTAACCGATCCACCATACGGCATAGGGTTACAAGTAGGTAATAATGCTATTAGAGGGAAAAATAAGTATAATTGTTTTGATGATACCCCTGAATATATAGAAAATACCATAATTCCTATAATTAAAGAGTGTTTGCGAATATCTAAAGTTACAATTTTAACGCCTGGATCGAAAAATATTTTAAAATATCCACAATTTTCAGCAATGGGAATGTTTTATATGCCTGCGGCTGTAGGTTTTAATTCTTGGGGAATATCGGATAGTCAACCAATTTTATATTATGGAAATAGTCCGCATGGAAATACACATAGGATATCGTTTACACTAACAGAAAAACCATCGGCAGATTTTCATCCATGCTCTAAGCCAATTAATGCATGGAAAAAATTACTATCTCTTGGAAGTAAAGAAGGGGATTTAGTTATTGATCCATTTTGCGGATCAGGTACAACCGCTATAGCCTGCCATGATATGAAAAGGAATTTTTTATGCATAGATATTGATGAAAGTTATATAAATCAGGCTAAACAACGATATATAAATCACTCAGCACAATTGGATTTATTTAATGTTAATAATGAAGATAGCAATATTGATAATTACGAAAAACAAACAATGTTTTAAATATAATGCACATCAAAAAAGACCGCAACCATAACGAGATTGAAGGCCTCTTCCGCGCTTTTGGATGGGTCACGATAGACACCAGCCGATGTCATGGGGTGCTGTTGGATTTCATCGCGTATAAAGGAAATGAACATTGGTATGTGGAAGTGAAATCAGGAAACAAGCCGCTCACACCATTTGAACAAAAGTTTTTCCGTGAGCATCCTGAGCGGTCAATTTGTCTACGGTCAAGAGAACAGGCGCAAGAGTGGCTGATAAACAGGCACGATGGAACCGCATGACAGCACGCGAGCGTATAGCCCTCTGTCGCGAGATCATCGCGGAGTACGAGCGGCTGGGCGCGGGGGATCACAGAGAGGTGCGGGAGATAACTCTACAAATGGAGAGGATGAAAAATGAAACTTCCTAATGGGGTCGCATTGTTTGAACAAACGGTAATATTAGCGCAGGATAACGACACAAACGACGATGTAACGCTGGGACAGGAGTTGAAATTGTCAACCTTGTCGGCTGGGGTTGGGGCGGATGACAAATATCTCATCATCGAAACAGAGCGTTGGGCAATTGACTATGATGAAATTGACACTCTAGCCGCATACATGAAAAATTTGCTGAAACCTATTGACAGCGACAAACAATAACTGTATATTAGTATATACCATGACACGAAAACCAGTAATGATCCGATTGAGTGAGGCAGAAAAACGCTACGCCCGTGCGCTCTCTCTCCGCATGGGAGGGTGCCGCAACCGAGACGCTGGTAGCGTGTCGTATGCGCTCAAGGCGTTGCTACACGAACGAGCGGCGCGGGATGGCGTGGAGCTGGGCGGCGTGTATAAGGCGATGGGAAAGCGGAAAGAATAGTGTATATACTGCATACTTTGTCTAGTTGTAAGCAAGTTTTGCACACGAAAGGCAGTTTAATAGTTTTTGGCCATTAAAACCATGCGGCCATCCGGGCCGCGAAAGAAAGAAAAACCCGTGCGCTTTGTCTCGCTCTTTGCTGGTATCGGTGGGTTCGATCTTGGGCTTGAACGTGCTGGAATGCAGTGTGTCGGTCAGGTCGAGATAAATCCTTTTTGCCAGCGAGTTCTTGCGCATCACTGGCCGCACGTAAAACGAATTGGAGATATACGAGATGTCGACGGAACAGAGTTCGGAGCAGTTGACCTTATTTGCGGGGGATTCCCTTGCCAGCCATTCAGCCACGCCGGGAAGCGAAAAGGCAAGACAGATGACCGTTATCTCTGGCCGGAGATGTTGCGCGTTATCCAGGCATACCGGCCCGCTTGGGTACTTGGTGAAAATGTTGCTGGAATCGTCAACATGGCACTCGACACTGTGCTTTCTGACTTGGAAACACAAGGGTATCAATGCGAAGCGTTCATTATTCCAGCTTGCGCGGTCGATGCCAAGCACGAAAGGAAAAGAGTCTGGATTGTGGCCCACACCGATAGCGGGAGACGCTCACCTGTCGTCAACCACGGAGGCCGCACAACGGAGAATAGCAGAAGGAAAATCAACATTGAGCCGCGTCGTACAGATGTATCCAACTCCCACAGTTCAGGATGCGGAGAACGACGGGGGGCCGAGTCAATACAATCGAAACAGTATCCCGCCCAATACGCTGGTCAAACTTTTTCCTACTCCATCAACGATGGATACAATCGAACGGAAAGGAATGAGGCCGAGCCGTGCAGCTACGAATCGAACAACTGGTTATTTGAGCGAGGAAATACCTGGGAGCCTGAACCCAGCGTGGGTCGAGTGGCTAATGGGGTTCCCGGTCGGGTGGACCGCTTGCGGAGTCTCGGAAACGCAGTTGTCCCGCAAGTCGTCGAAATCATCGGCATGGCAATAATGGCAACAGAAAGAGCGGCATCCATGCCGCAAGAATTTGGCCAAAAATACATTATTGAAGGTGTGCAAAACCAGCTTACAACACACGAAGGGACGCAATGCAAAACCACGCACTGCGCCCGTTCGTGAGACGTTGTACAAAAGTTTTAACGCTGAGTTTATAGGAGCGCAAAATGAATAACCGTGAATTTATTCAGACTGTTAGTGGAATTTGTGAACAGGCATTCGCTAATGAAATAGGATTCTCGCAAGCATTTACAGATGTTTGCGCTCTTGTTAATGCGGAGGCGTTAAAACCTTCGCACAACAAACAAAGTACGCAAAATTATGCCTGTCCCAAATGTAATGCGTGGCTGTCAACTATTGAATATCGTACTGGTGAATGCCATTCTTGTCATAGCTCGATATCGGCATAATTCAGCGTACATTTGTCAACCGTTGTACAAAAGTTTTAACGTTTTTATTTAGGAGTTGCGAATGAATATTAAGCAAGCCGAATATGTAATAGATACCGTAATTAATGACAAAGCCAATCGTAACAATACCATTCAAGAAGCGTGGT